AATAATGGGCTTCCCTAATCCTTTTAAAGTGGCAAAAAAAGCTGTTAAATCAGTTTCAAAAGCCTTTAAAGTAGTAAGAGTATTTAATTTTTTAAAAAACCTTAATCCTTGGGTTGCTTTAGGTGTATTTGCTATTGGTTGGTTATTCATGTCAAATAGACGACCTGATAGACCAGACTTCGGAGATAGTGATTTTAATAATTTCGAAAAAGGTATTTTATTAAATCATCAATCAAACGATCAATCTATTCCTGTTGTTTATGGAGAAAGAAAAGTTGGTGGAACAAGATGTTTTATTGAGACTAGCGGAACTGATAATGAATTTTTATACATAGCATTAGTATTATGCGAGGGAGAAATTGAAAGTGTAGATAAAATTTATATTGATGATAAAGAAGTTACTTGGTCTGGTGCTTTAGCAGATAATACTTTAAGAACAGTAGGAAGTGGAGATGGAAATTTTTATAAAGATAGTACAAGTTTAATTAGTGTAAAATGTCATTATGGAAGTGATAGCCAAGCACAATGCGATTTATTAGGAACTTTAACTAATTGGACATCTAATCATAGATTAAGAGGTCTTGCTTATATATCTTTAAAAATAAAATGGAATCAAGATGCGTTTGCTGGATTACCAACTGTTCAAGCATTAATAAAAGGAAAAAAAGTTGTTGCTTATAATTCTAGTTCAGTTGCACAAACTGCGGCACACTCTAATAATCCAGCTTGGTGTTTATTAGATTATTTAACAAACGAAAGATATGGAAAAGGAATTGCAATAGCAAATATTGATATACCAAGTTTTTATACAGCTTCAGGAGTTTGTGATACAGATGTTACTGCTTATGGTTCTACAACAATAGATGTTTTAGATTGTAATGCAGTTTTAGATACTTCAAGAAAAGTAATTGATAATGTTAGAGAATTAACAAAAGGTGCAAGATCATATTTACCTTATACTGCTGGAAAATATAAATTATTAGTAGAAACAACAGGTTCGGCTTCCATAACTTTAACTGAAGATGATATTATAGGTGGTTATAGTTTAGCAAGTGAAACAAAAGCAAATAAATATAATCGTGTAATAGTTTCATTTGTTAATCCTGATAGGAATTGGCAAGTTGATGAAGTACAATGGCCTGAATTAGATGATAGTGCCTATACTTCAGCGGATCAACATGCAACTATGAAAACTGCTGATGGTGGATTTCTTTTAGAGGGTCGTTTTGACTTCAGTACGATAACTTCTCCATATCAGGCATTAGAGATAGCAGAGGTGATATGTAGAAGATCAAGAGATTCAAAAGGATTACAATTAACAGTAGGATTTGATGCTTATGATTTAGCAATAGGAGATATAGTTAATATTACATTATCGTCTTTAGGATATTCTGCAAAACCACATAGAGTTATAGGAATGACTTTTAATGAAGATTTTACTATTGGATTAAATTTAGTTATTCATCAAGACGCACATTATACTTGGGCAACAAAAACACAAGTAACAGCAACACCAAGTACAAATTTACCAAACCCTTATTCAGTATCAGCACCAGCTTCAGTTACTTTATCTGATGAAATGATTGAATATGCAGATGGAATTGTTATTACAAGATTAAATATACTTGTTGGAGCAAGTACAGATAAGTTTGTTCAATATTATCAAGTTGAAGCTAAACAAAGTACAGAATCAGATTATAAAGTTATAGCAAAAGGTGCTACTTTAAATTATGAATTATTAAATGCAGTTGATGGAAAAATTTACAATGTAAGAGTAAAAGCAATTAATGCTCTTGGAGTCAGTTCTACTTATACATCAGCAACACATACAGTTGTGGGAGCAACAGAAACTCCAAATGATGTGACTGATTTATCAGTTAGCATGGTTGGTTCAAATCAAATGGAATTAACTTGGACTCCTGTTACTGATTTAGATATTAGCTGGTATGAAATAAGATACCAAAATGTATCAAGTAGTGCTACATGGAATCAAAGTACAAATTTATGTAAAGTAGTAAGAAGAAAATCTGATAGTGTAACTGTAAATGCAAAGACAGGAGCATTTTTAATTAAAGCAGTTGATAAACTTGGTAATAGTAGTGCTTCGGAAAGTATTGTATATACTAACATATCAGGATTACAAAATTTTACAAACACAGCAACTTTTAGTGAGTAATTATGGCAACATTTGATGGAACAAGAGATAGTAATTTAGGATTAACAATAGATAATGCTTCTCGTCTTGCATTAACTTTAGATACTATTACTCAATTTGATGATACTGTTGGAAACTTTGAATCTGCTGATGGAAATTTTGATTTAGGTGGAACTGATACAACATCAAATCCTACCTATTATAATGCTAATATTAAATCATCAGGATATTATATTTATTATAATACATTATCTTTAGATGATACTTATGATGTAACTTTTGGAATAGATATAGGTATGTCATCTGAAGATGAATATGATCTCTTTGATAGTGGTAGAGGAGCATCGCTTTTCGAAAATGCAAAAGGTCCATTTGACGGTAGTGCCGAAGTTCATTGTGGAGCAGAGGTACAAGTAGGAACATCAACTTCAAGTTTGGGTGCTATATCAAGTTATCAAAAAATTGCACAACAAAGCACAATAAAAGGAAGATATTTTAAATTTAGATGTAAGCTAACAAATGATGATAATAAAACTAGACCAAAAGTTCATACATTATCATACACAGTAAATTTTGAAAAAAGAACAGAATCAGATGAAGATGTAGTTTCAGGAACAGGAACAAAAGCTATTACTTATACAAATTCGTACTATGCGACTCCAAGTGTTGGTATATCTGCACAAGGAATGGCAACAGGAGATTACTATTCAATTACAAGTAAATCAAAAACAGGATTTACAATTCAGTTTTTTAATAGTAGTAATAGTGGAATAAGTAAAACTTTTGATTGGTCAGCAGTAGGATATGGCTTGAAATCTTAACATAAAAGGAGTAAAAGAAAAATATGACACAAGTATCACAAATAACAATAGATAATCAGGGCTTCTCAGCCTTTAGAACTGCACTTAATAATAGTATAAATGCTTTGAACACTACTCATGCTGGGACTTCTGCTCCAGCGTCAGTAGGGACAGGAACGATTTGGATTGACACAACAACAGCAACAGCTTGGCAACCAAAAATATATGATGGTGCGGCATGGATTAATTTACCATTTTATATTAATACAAGTACCAATGATTCAAATTTAACAACAACAGAAGTAACAAGTTTAGTACCAGCGGAAACAGACCCACAAGCTACTGCACTTGCGATTGCTTTAGGATAGTATATAAGGAATAAATTATGGCCAATACTTTTAAATGTGTGACTTTTGCGGCAGAACCAGCTAGTGCTGGAACAGCTTATACAATGTACACAGTAGCAAGTTCAACAACAACAGTTGTACTTGGTTTAATATTAACTAACATTCATACTGCGGCAGTAACAGTTGAAGTAGAATTAGTGAGTGATACAGCAAATAGAAATGGTGCTAACAATGTAGCAAATGGAACAGCTTTTTTAGTTAAAGATGTAACGATACCAGCTGGAAGTTCTTTAGAATTATTATCAGGTGGAAAAGTTGTAATGGAAACAACAGATGTATTAAAAGTAGATTGTTCAGTTGCAGATAAAATTTCAGGCACACTTTCTATAATGGAAATAACATAGGAGTAACTCGTGGCTTATATTGGCAAAACTCCAACAGTAGCACCTTTAACAAGTTCAGATATTGCAGATGATATAATTACATTAGCAAAAATGGCTGGAGGTACTGATGGAAATATTATTACTTATGATGCATCAGGAAATCCAGCAGTAGTAGCAACAGGTACGGATGGTCAAGTTTTAACTTCTACTGGTGCTGGTTCGCCACCAGCTTTTGAAGCTGTTAGTGGTGGAGATCTTGTTAAAATAACTTCTACTAATTTTGCGTCAAGTGCGGCATCACAAGCAAATTATAATAGCAGTTTAATTACTTCTACATATAAAGTTGTTCTAATTAATTTTAATAATGTAAGTGTGCAAAATGATGCAGAAGATATTTATCTTCAATTATCTGGCGATAATGGTTCAAGTTTCTTTGCAATAACACAATGTAGAGGTTATGCACAAGTAAATCAATCTAGCACTGTCGATTTTCATTATGGTAGTTATGATGGTGGTAGTATGGACCATGATTATCATGTTATAGGTCAAGATATGGAAGCAAGTTCATCAGGTGGTGGAATGTCAGGAACTGCTTGGATTTATGGTATAAGTGATGCTAATGCAAAAAAATATATTTTATCAAATTCTATATCACATAATTCAAATGGTAATTACTATATTTATTATAATGCTTCAGTTCATGATACTACTTCTGCAATTAACTATATAAGAATATTAAATGGTAACGGCAATAATATGGACGCTGGAACTGTCGAAGTATACGGATATAAATAAAATGGTTAAATATATATTAATAAATAACGAAAGAGTACAATGTTCTCCTGAACAAGAAACTGAATTAGAAAATTTAGGTAAAAAAAGAACAGAAAGAAAAGCAATAAGATTACAAAAAGAACAAGATGAAAAAGATAACAAAGCATCAGGCAAAGCAAAACTAAAAGCTGGAGAAGCATTAACCGATGCTGAAATATCAGCATTATTTGGAGATTAATTTATGGCATATATAGGAAAAGAACCAATAGTAGGAAACTTTCAAAAGTGTGATGCAATTACTGTTGTTAATGGACAAGCAGCATACACATTACAAGTAAGCTCAACAAATGTAGTTCCTGAAAGTGCAAATCATATGCTGGTTTCACTTAATGGAATTTTACAAGCTCCAGTTACTTCATTTACAGTATCTGGATCAACACTTACTTTTGCATCAAACTTAGCAACTGGCGATGTTATAGACTTTGTAATCTTGTTAGGTAATGTTCTTGATCTTGGAACTCCAAGCGATGGAACTGTAACCAATGCAAAATTAGCACAGGATATTATTTCTGGAGAAACTGCTTTAGGTGCAACACCAGCAGACACAGACGAATTTTTAGTATCGGATGCTGGTACTTTAAAGAGAGTGGATTATAGTTATATTAAATCAGCTGCTGGTACACCATATTTTATGGCTTGTAAAAGTGGTGATCAAAATGTTAATGATAATACTGCTACAAAAATTGAATTTGATGGAGAGATGTTGGATTCAGGTACAGTATATGATAATTCTAGTAACTACAGATTTACTCCAGGAGTTACAGGGATTTATAATATATTTTTAAATGTTTGGGTAAATGATGCAGCAACTTCAATGAGTGATGCTTATTTATATCTTTATAAAAATGGATCAGAACTTACTGATACTAGACAACAAATGACTTCAGACTTTCCTGAATTTAACTACACTACACTTGCTATAGTTTCATTAGACGATGATGATTATATAGAAGCATATATAAAAATTGATACTACTGATAGTGGTACTTTTAAAGTACCTGGAAGTGGTAATTCTACAATAGCAAGAAGTCAATTTGGAGGATTTAGGATAGCATAATGGCAAATTTAAATGGAAAAATAAAACAATATTTAATTGATAATGGTAAAGTATATGAAGATGAAAAAAATAATTATCAACTTCAAAATGATACTGGAACAGATTATATTAAATCTTGGGATGTATCAGGATTAACTGAACCTAACGATAGTCAATTAAATTCTTATAATAGTGCTGCAACAACAGCAGAAAATAATAATAAAATAAGAAATACTAGAAGAAAATCCTATGGAGATATAGGCGACCAGCTAGACGAAATTTATAAAGATATAGATGCTTGGAAAGCAAGAATAAAATCTATCAAAGACGCAAATCCGAAGGAGTAATCAATGGCAATCAAAGTAGCCAATAATCAATCCTTGACTGCGATTACAGCTTTACCATCAGCAATTTCTGGTGGTGCTATGACTTTATTAGAAACGCAGACTGCATCAAGTTCAGCTACACTTTCATTTACAAGTAATATTGATGATACTTATGATGAGTATATTTTTAAATTTATACATATTCATCCAGCAGATGATAATGCTGATTTAAAATTTCAATGTTCTATAGATGGTGGCAGTAATTATAATGTTACTATGACCACAACTGCTTTCAATGCTTGGCATAATGAAGCTGGTGATAATACATCACTTCAATATTTAAATAATGAACAAGCACAAGGAACAGCTTTTGAAAACTTAGCTACTTATGTCGGAGCAGACAATGATCAATGCACAAGTGGTTATTTACATTTATTTTCACCAGCATCTACTGTGTTCGTTAAACATTACATAACAAGATTTAGTGTATTAACTCACCATGATTTTATGGTGGATGAGCCAAGAGCTGGATATTTTAATACAACAAGTGCCATAAATGCAATTCAATTTAAATTTGATAGTGGCAACATAGACGCTGGAGTTATAAAAATGTATGGAGTTTCTTAATGGCATTAGTTAAATACAATAACAATAGTTTAAGTGCTGTTACAGCAGCTTCTAGCTTACCTACTGGTGCTATGACTTTGATTAAAGAACAAACAGCATCTTCAAGTTCTACTATTAGCTTTGTGGATGGTACATCAGATGTAGTTTTGGATAACACATATCCTATTTATGTTTTTAAGTTTTATAATATTCACAATGACACTAATAATGGTGGTTTCTTTTTTCAAGTAGATACAGGAACTAACACCAATTATAATCAGACTATGACTACCACTACTTTTAAGGCAGAACATAATGAAGGAGATAGTGGTACAGCATTAGAATATAGAACTGATTTTGACCAAGCTCAAGGTACATCTTTCCAAAGATTAGTAGAAGGAACTGGGGATGGTTCTGATGAAAGTGCTGCTGGTACATTACATTTATTCGATCCTAGTAGCACTACATTTGTCAAACATTTTTACTCTACTTGTAATGGTTATCAAGGAGATGATTACAACGAATGTATTTTTGCTGCTGGTTATATAAACACCACAACAGCTATTACTAGAGTTCAGTTTAAAGCTGGTTCAGGGACTTTTGATGGCACAATCAAACTCTATGGAATTAAGGATTCATAATGGCTTTAGTTAAATTAAATAATAGAGGTGTAAGATCAGCGACTACTTTTGGAAGTATTACAGCTTTAGGAGAAATGAGGTTTATTAAAAAACAAACTGCCTCATCATCTTCAACTATATCTTTTGTTGATGGAACTAGCGATGTTGTTCTGGATAATACTTACAAGGAATACTTATTTACTTTTAAAGATATACATCCAGCAACGGATCAAACAGATTTTACTTTTCAAGCAAATGTTGCTGGAGGAGCTGATTACAATGAAACTATAACAAGCACAAATTTTTATGCTTTTCACTCTGAAGGAGATTATACAACTCTTACATACAATACAGCAGATGATCAAGCAAACGGAACAGCTTTTCAACCTTTAATAACTGACATGGGTAATGCAAATGATGAAAGTATGGTAGGATATTTACATTTATTTAATCCTTCTAGCACAACTTTTGTAAAACATTTTATAAGTAGAATGCAAGGTTACAATGGTGCTAATGCTGGAAGTTTGGATATGTACTCTGCTGGGTATTTCAACACAACATCAGCAATAGACGAAATACAATTTAAAATGGCTTCAGGCAATATAGATGCTGGAGATATTTGTTTATATGGAATTAACTAAGGAGAAAACATGGCAAGACATCATTTAATCAATGGAATACAAGTACCTTTTACAGCTCAAGAAGAAGCTGAATGGGATGCTAATGAAGCAGCTTATGCTGCAAAGAAAGCTAAAGAAGTTAAGACAGAACCAAAGCCTTATGTAGCTAAAAGGAAACTAGCTTATCCTCAAATTGGGGATCAGTTGGATATGCTTTGGCATTCTATTGATAAGAACCCAGATTTAAAAACAAAGTTCTTTGATTTTTACGAAGCTTGTAAAGC